ACAGTCAGCATGGAGATTACTTGATGAAGCTGATATTATTATTGCTCACAATGGAGATAGATTTGATTTAAGAAAGTTAAAAGCAAGATTTCTTGCAAATAACATTATGCCGCCTATGCCTTATAAGACTGTAGATACTTTAAAGGTAGCCAGAAAAGAATTTGCCTTATCTTCTAACAAACAAGATTATATAACTAAGTTATTAGGTGTACAAGAAAAGTTAGATACAGATTTCCAACTATGGCTTGACTGTATGAATGGAGATACAGAAGCTTTAAAAAGAATGGAGAGATATAATAAACATGATGTTATTGGTTTAGAGCAAATGTATTTAAAACTTAGACCTTACATAACTAGTCATCCTAATATTGCGATCATGATGGAAGAGAATGTATGTTCTTCTTGTGGAAGTGATTCACTAACTAATGTTGGTAAATATTATTATACTGGTTCAAGTAAATATGAGCTTTACTATTGTGGTGGCTGTATGTCTCCACATATTCGTGGCAAAAGTAATATGTCTGAAAAGAATATTCTTATACGTCCAACGGCTAAGTAATCTTGACTTTATGTGTAAAACAGCTTATATTGAATAATAGATGATTACCAGAAAAATAAAAAAGGTAAATCATCCGATTTATGAAAATGTTGAAGAATTCCAGAGGTACAATCCTAGTGGTGATGTTGTCAGCAATTGGAGGAAAGGCACCGAGGGTAGCTGGGTAGTTTCAGACGATGGACAAGTTTGTCAGGTATTGAAACGTGGGGAGTTGCGTGCATCCGCTTCTAACAAAGTAGTTAGAAATTATATTAGGATACCTCTGGGAACTTTTGTTTGCGATGAGAAGGTTAAGATAGAAGGAGAGCCTAGAAAGAATCTTTACTCATTTGGCTTGGCTGATAAGAGTGCTTATAGACACAAGATTGAGAAAAAGGAAACCACACAAAGAGAGTTTTTGTTTGCTCAGTTTGTGGCTAAGGGCGAAAACATAGTAGATGCTTTTTTAAAAGCTTATCCTACAGACAATCGTCGTTATGCGGAAGGTCAAGCCAAAATTTTATTAAAAGCAAAGAGGATACAGAAATTGATTAGAGATGAAATAGATAAAGTACTTGTGGATGCTGATATCACTCCTTTGTATCTTTTAGAACAAATGAGAAGTATTGTAGATAGTGGCGATTCTCAAGATAGAGATAAAATTCAAGCAATAAAAACCTTAATGCAGATTAGCGGAATGATGGATACTGAAAAGAGAACTGAATCCGTTGCTGTATTCCAAGGCTTTACAAAGGAGCAATTAGATGCGATCGGGTCAGGCAAAGTCAAACAGCTTGCAGCGGCTGAAAAAGAAGTTGAACTCTAAACATTGCGACCTTTGTGGGTCAAAATTATTTCCATCAGCTTTTATAATACAAAATTTAGATAGTGATAGCATATATGTTGAATGCGTAAGTTGCTTTACTATCTATGATGAAAAGTTAGAGATAGATAGTGTCGGTTTACCAGAAATACACGGAGTGAGTTAATGAAAAAAGTTAGTTTTGAGTTTGAATTAGAAGTACATGATAAATTAAGAGATGAAGATTTAAAAAAATGTATATCAGATTATTTAATAAATGAAGAGTCTTTTGGTGTGCTTGTAATGAAAGTTATTGGAGAGCCAGGAAGCCCTCAACATTTTGATATAAACTTTAGAAAGTTTGATTTAAAACCAAAAGAAAAACCTAAACCTAAGCCTAAACCTAAGCCTAAGTCTAAAACAAAAACAAAAAAATGAAGTTAGCTGTATACGGAACATTAAGAAGTGGTAATAAAAATACAGGCATACTAGAAAATTCTTCACTTGTGTACCCAGGTCATCATACTTTTCCAGCTGTTATACAAAACAAAAATGGTTCTGGAACTGTAGTAGAAGTCCATGATGTTACTAAAGAAGATTTAGCTAGATATGATATGTACGAAGGAATTGATTCTGGATTATATAGAAGAGTTAGGACTGATATTAAAATGGATAGTGGAGATACAGAAAATGTTTGGGTGTATGTAGCTGGTGATGAGTTAATGCAAAGAAGTAATTCTTTTAAAGTTATTAAAAGCGGAGATTGGTACAATAGAAAAGTTTAATATAATACCTAATGACCTAAGTGAAAAAGAACGTGTTCTTAATATGGTATCTAAAGACCTAGTTGCTTTTGGTCAACTGTTTTTGCCTGAGGATTTTATGAAAAGTTCTCCAGCTCCATTTCATTATGAAGTTGGTAATAAATTACTAGATAGAACCTTAAGAAAGCTATGTGTTGTTCTTCCTAGAGGTCACTCTAAATCTACGATGGCTAAAGCAGCTTTACTTCATAGAATATATTTTAACCCTAAAGGAAAAAAAGAATTTGCAGCTTGGGTATCGGAAGAACAAGGTCAGGCAGTCGATCATTTAAGATATATAAAAAATCATATTGAATATAATAATGCATTACATTATTACTTTGGAGATATGATGGGAAGTAAGTGGACTGAAAAAGAAATAACTACTAGCAGAGGAGATAGATTAATTGCAAAAGGAACAAGTCAAAGACTTAGAGGTAGGTCTGAGTTAGGTACACGATATACAAATATTATACTTGATGACTTTGAATCTGAATTAAATACTAAAACTCCAGACAGAAGAAGAGAAATTAAAGAGTGGTTGATGTCTACAGTTTATCCATCATTAGAAGAATCAAAAGGAAACGAAGGTTCTATCTGGTTGATTGGTACTATTGTACATTATGATTCTGCATTGCAAGCCATATACGATGGTTATTTAGAGGCTAAAGATAAAGACGAAGAGTATACTTGGGATGTTATTTTTCATAGAGTTTTAGAAGATGGAAAACCTCTTTGGGAATCTTATTTTAATAAGAAAAAAATAAATCAAATAAGAAAAGATTACGAGAATGTAGGTCAGTTACATAAGTTTGCTCAAGAGTATATGAATGATGCTAGAGACTTAGCAACTGCTAAATTTAAAATAGATAAATTGCAACATCATGATTATCAATTTGTTTCAAGTAACAAACAGGCTTACATAAGGGATAATGATAAAGTTATTCCAGTTAATGTTTATATTGGTGTTGATTTAGCTTATGAATCTAATGCTCATAATGACTTTCAAGTTATAATGGTAACTGCTGTAGATAGTGAAAAGAATTTTTATATATTAGATTATTACCACGAGCATCTTCCTTTGTATGAAATGCCTCAAAAAATATTTGAATACGCTAAAATGTATTCTCCAGTTAGAAGAGTTAATGTAGAACACGTTGGTGCTCAGGGTATTATAAAAGACTCTGTTAATAAGATGGGTGGATTTGATAGAAAGATGGCACCAGGTATTGCAAGAGGAGTTAGACCTCCTAATGGAATAAAAAAAGAAGATAGATTGGAATCTGCATTATGTCCTATTGTTAACAGAGGAAAGTTATTTCACAGAAAGATACATCAAGAAATTGTTGATGAAATGTTTCATTTTCCAAAGGGAAAGAATGATGACCTACTTGATGGTCTTTGGTATTCTGTAGTCAATGCTAGATCTCCTCTTAGTAAAAGCTTTTCTTCTGATAAATTTGATGTTGAAAAATCAGATAGACGTAAAAAATCAAAGAAATCTATTGTTAGAAGCTGGATTACTGGACAAAGAACCTAAAAGTACTTGACAAATAGCACACTTTGTGTTATATTATATATATAGATACCAAGGAGTCGCAATATTAACTACGTAGAAACTTTTGCCGAGCATGAAGATGCTCAGGCTAACCGAGACTTATGGAGAAGATGGAGAGATGCTAGGTCTAACTGGGAAGTAGAATCTAGAGATGCTATAGATTTTGTTCTAGGTAATCACTATTCTACTGAAGAATCAGAAATGCTTCAATCAGTTGGGCAAGGTGATTTTATTATAGACAGAGTTTATGCTGCTGTAGATAAGCTTAAGTCTTTATTAACTTCTAGGAATCCAAAATTCTCTGCTGTTGCTAGAGAAGATTCCGATTATAAACTAGCAAACGTATGGCGTACCATACTAGAGTACGTTTGGGATATCTCCGATTGTAACACACATTTTAAACAAGTAGTACATGATTACTCTGTTGCAGGCATAGGTTATTTCTATGTTTATGTTGACCCAGAATCAGACTATGGAAGAGGTGATGTTAAAATTACAGGAGTGAATCCTTTTCGTGTTTATGTAGACCCAGCCTCGAGAGATAGATATAGCGCAGATGCT